GACTACGAACAAGTAATTATCAAAGGCACACGCGGCAGGGATGACAGCTCATTCCAAGTACGCGGCCTGTCCTTCCACGACATTTCTAAAATCGTCCGGGTTCACTACAGTGATCTGGATGGCCTGTTTGATCTGTACGAGACTTCTGCCGGGCAAGACCTGTCAGCCTTGGCTGCCGGGCGCTTCGCCGTTCGCTTGGTCAGTGATGCCCCGGGCATTGTCTCGCACATCATCGCGTTGGCCGCCGACGAAGAAGAACAGCTCGAAAAGGTAGCCATGCTGCCGGTGCTCACTCAGTATGACGCGCTGCAGAAGATTGCCCGGCTGACCTTCTCGGACGTTGAAGAAGTAAAAAAGATCTTCGCTCAGGTGATGGAGCAGGTGGGGCGGCTCAAGAAAGAAGGCCCGAACAGCCTGACGTTCGGTCAAAACGCGAAATAGTTCTAGACTTCCATAACAACCTACGCGCCACGGTGTCCCTCCTGATGACGGAGGGCCACCCCGCTGCCCGGCATTACCCGCTAGGTTATTTGTGGACAGAAACCAAGATTGCCCGTCGCCGTATCAATGCGGAACACGTCACACAATCACTACTGATGCAAACGTGTATCTCTGGGATCTTGAATCCGAAGAAGGGCGGGCCTGAATATAAGAAAATGATTAAGAGGTTATCCGATGGCTAACAGCAAAGACGTCGAGCTAAGAATCCGGGCTAGGGACTATAGCCAGAAGCCGCTCAAATCCGTAACCACGGCCATCAACCATATGGCCCGGGCACAGGAAGAACAGCGCAAGGCAGCCGAGCGCGGAGAAGTCTCGACTCGGGATCTGGAAGCCTCCTATAAGAAACTCGAACAGGCCGGACAACAACTGCTGAAACTCAACTCGCTGATCGAGGTGTTCAAGCGCCAGAATCAGCAGATGACGGAGGCAGCGGCCAAGACCGAAGCCCTGCGCGCCAAACAGGCGCAACTGCAGCAAGCCTACGACAACACGGCCAAGGTAACGCAGCGGCAGGAAAACGCACTGGCCCGGGTAAACCGTCAGGTCGAGGCCGCCGCGAAAGCCGAGGCCAACCAAGCGGCCCGCGTGGCCCGGACTACCGCCGAGCTGCAACGCTACGGGATCGAGACCTCAAAACTTGGTCAGGCTCAGTCGAGCATCATCAACAGCGTATCTCAGGTCAACAAGGTACTGGAACGTCAGGACGCCATTATCTCGACGTCTGCCGCCGCTGCAGCCCAAGCCAAGATTATCCGTGGTCTCCGCCAGCAGGCAGATCAGGCCGTCGCGTCTGCCCGGGGCTACCAGACTTTAGGCCGAGTGGTGCAACAGGCTACCGGTCAGCTCGGCCCGCTTGGCCGCCAAATCCAGTCAATCGTCAACCCGGCAGAAGCCGCTCGCTCAACCCTGCGCGGGCTGCAAAACCAGATTAATACGGTGACGACTGACCTTGCCCGGAATGGCAAGCAGGTCGAGAACGCGGCTCAGAAGATCCGCATGTTGAACGATGCCAACAAGTCAATCGCGGCTATTGCACAACAGATTGACATGTACCGCCAACAGGTGTCAGTATTGCGCAGTGCCCGCACTGAATACCAAGCGGCCCGCCAGAATGTGATGAATCTCGCGCAGCAGATGCGAACAGCGACGACCGACACTGGTGCCCTTGGTATTCAGATGCAGGCCGCTCAACAGCGCCTCGCAGCAGCCTCCGCCGCCCTAAGAACCACCGGTAGTTCCGCCCGTTCAACCCAAGCCGCACTTCGCAACGCCGGGGTAGACACGCGTAACCTTTCCGACGCCGAAGACCGTCTGGTTCGGTCAAGCCGTGCATCCACCACCGCTATCAACGACCTGACCGGGGCGCTGCGAAACAACGCAGGCGCAGCACGCGATGGGGCGAAAGCGTTCTCCTTCTTCGAAGACAATGGCCGTACTACCCTGTCAGCCGTTCAGCGATTGAAAGGTGAAGTGTTGGCGCTGGCAACCAGTTACGTCGGCTTCCAAGGCGCGATTAAACTGGCGACGGGATCCATCGAAGCGTACAAGATGCGCCAACAGGCGATGATTAAGATCTCGAACGTGGTGGGCAACAGCCAAGCGGCGGTGAACAAAGAGTGGGAGTACATGATTGGGCTTTCCAATAAGCTCGGTATCGACCTCGCCACCTTGTCACAGTCGTACACCAAATTCGCGATTTCCGCTAAATCGGTGGGCCTGTCCCTACAGGACACGAAGTATATCTTCGAGTCGGTAGCGAAGGCCGGTCGTGTATTCCACCTATCCCAAGATGACATGCAAGGCGTGTTCCGCGCGCTTGAGCAGATGTTGTCGAAAGGTCAGGTCTACGCCGAAGAACTGCGCGGCCAGTGGGGTGAACGACTCCCGGCGGCGTTTGCGCTGTTCGCTAAAGGCATGGACATGACAACCTTGCAGTTGACGAAGGCGCTGGAAAACGGGGAGATCTCCGGCGAGGCGGTTATCAACTTCGCCCGCGAACAGGCCGCTGCAGTTGACGCGCAGATCGCTACCGCATCGAAAGGTGTGGATGCGATGGAAGCCCGCGCAGCCAACGCCATGACGATGTTCCGCTTGGCCCTAGCCGACTCCGGGTTTATCGACGCGTACGTGCGTATGCTGCAAAAGATCACCGACTTCCTAAGCAGCCCGGACGGCAGAGAAGCCGCCGTTAAACTTGGCAACGCCTTCTCGAAAGTCGCGGATGCCGTGGTGTGGGTGACGGAGAACATTGACGGCCTTATCACGGTGCTCGGGATCTTCGCCGGGCTGAAAGCCGTGACCTTCGTGGTCGGGCTGGCGCAGAACATCGCGAAACTAATCCCGCTGGTCAACGGTCTGGCCCGCGTAGGTCAAGGCATCATCACCGTACTGGAAGGTTGGGCCGCTCGACTGGTAGCCGCTGGTGGCGCTGCCGGGGCGTTAGGTGTAGTCCTGAAAGGGCTTACCCGGGCCATCCCGTTTGTCGGTTGGGCGCTGCTGGCGTACGACATCGGTGCCATCTTCTACGAGCAATCCCAGACGTTCCGCGAAGGTGTGAACGCGGTGGTGCGCGACTTCAAGAACCTTGGCAACCAGTTGGCCGCCATCGCCAAATCTATCCCGACAATCTTCTACGACTTGGCTATCAGTATCCTGCGCCCGATCACCACGCTGTTCGCGGGTGCCACGAAGACCATCATGGGGTGGATTGCCGACCTGCTGAAAATGATCCCGGGCGTCGGCCAAGGGCTGTCAGAGTGGGCGCTGTCTATCTCGGATGACCTGACCAAAGAACACCGCAACCTGCTGGAATCTACCGGGCAGATCTGGGATGACGTCAACAAGCAGTGGGTGAAGCTGAACGACGATATGGTCGCGAAGAACGCCGACTCCACGAAGATCATCCGTGAGCGTGTGGCGCAGCTAATGGCCGACGTCAAG